TGGCACTACGAGCCCTAGTAATCAACTTCATTTAGTTGGATCAGCTACTTCAAACTACATCCGTTTGGAGAATAGTACCGGCAAGAGAACCTTTCTTGCTGTCGAGGCAGACCGCTCTGTAATCTATGCACAGGACAATACATCGGGAGCATCTCCTTTAGCTTTTTCTATAGGCGAAACAGAAAGAGGCCGCTGGGACTCAAGCGGTCGTCTTTTAGTTGGCACGTCTAGTGCGTCTGATGCTTCAAAGTTTGTTGTTCAGGGGCAAGTTGGCGCCAATGCTGGCCAGATGAGCGTCAGGCGTAATGCGGTTGGCGCAGATGCCACCATTCTTGGATCAATTGACTTTGACGATAGTTCCGCAAGTTTAGGCGCTCGTATTCAGGCGGTTGGGGATGCAGCGTGGGGAACAAATGACTATCCGACAAGATTAGTGTTCTCCACTACCGCCGATGGAGCGAGCAGCCCGACGGAGCGGATGAGGATTCGCAGCGATGGTCAAACTTATTGGGTTAGCAGTGATCCAACTACAACAAGCTATGGCACTTCAATAGGCCGAGCTGGTCTACCCGGACTGTTTGAAACATACAGAAATGCCGGTGCTACTAACTCTGTTGTTAATGCAGGAGGAAATGCTGGGCAAGTAGTCGTTTATGGCGATGGCGACCTTGAAAATACCAATAATCGGTACACCGGATTTTCTGACATCAGGCTCAAGCAAAACATTGAGGACTCCGGTTCGCAATGGGATGACATTAAAAATGTACGGGTCAGAAAGTACGAATTAATTTCCGATCCAAGTCGTAGGCAGATTGGCGTTATTGCTCAGGAGCTAGAGCTGACCTCTCCCGGCCTTGTTGTTGAAAGGGGAGACGACACTACTGGCGAAACGCATAAATCAGTCGCTTATTCCGTGCTTTACATGAAAGCCGTTAAGGCGCTGCAAGAAGCAATGGAGCGCATCGAAACCCTGGAAGCCAAAGTTGCAGCCCTAGAGGCGTCGTAGTCCTACTCTCTACTCACCTACCCAATACCACCATGACTGAGCGACCCTACAAACTCAAAGGCTTCACCCACCACACGCCTTGGGTTGAAGGCGGCAAAGTCTTCCTTTGCAACGACGAAGACGGTGAGTACATCGAAGAGTTCAACACTCGGGAAGAGCTTGAAGCCTTTGTTGAGAAGTTGCGTGCCAAAGCTGATGAAGCCTGGCCCAACTGAGTAGTCACCTTCCCTAATGGTCAAAAACAGCGAAAAGATCGGACAAAATCTGCTGATGCGTCTTTTTTCAGACCTCACCAAGGACTTCAGCCCTGAGCGCCGGGAACGCATCGAACAGCGTAAGGAGGAGATCCGTCGAGCCCTAAAGCGGCTACCCGATCACGAGTAGGCATCTCCCCTGCCAACTCACGCACTTGAGCCTGCCAATCGGTGGGCTCTTTTTTTATTTATCCACACTTTACTTATGTCTACCACCTTCACTTGGAACATCGCCCAAATGGAGCGCGAAGTCGAAGACGGCTACGTTTACACCCTGCATTACACCGTTGATGCCAAAGACGACACCTATGCAGCTGGTGCATACGGTTCCATTGGTCTGGAGCGTCCTGAGGACGAACTGATTCCGTTTAGCGAGCTGACCCCTGAAATTGTCGTGGGTTGGCTCCAAGACAAGCTTGGTGCTGAAAAGGTCGCTGAAGTTGAGGCTGCTCTCCAGGCCCAGCTCGACGAACAGCGTCAACCGACTAAAGCTGCAGGTCTGCCCTGGGCTTGATCACCATACCCCCTTACCCGGTAACTACCAATGCTTACCATTCTTGGCCTTAAGGTCTCCTATGAGACCCTGCTTTTCCTTGGCCTGTTCGTTGCCTCCGAAGTGGTTGGCAACAGCAAACTGAAATCGAATAGCGTTGTCCAAATCATTCTTGCTGGCATCAACGCCCTAAAGCCTCTGCGTAAAGAGGACGACAAGCTCCAACAACTCAAGGATACCTTCAAATGAGTATCCGGCTGACTGACGTAGCCAAGTACTACAAAGGTCTGCCCAACCAAATCAAAGCCCTCCAAGCCCTTGAGAAACTTTTGGGTAAGGAGGGCCTTTCTGATTCTCAGGAATGGGTTCAACTGTGGAGGCTTCCTCCCGCTGAACCTCCCAAGCAGCAATTCAGTAATACATGGGATGGCATCGAAGCTGCTGCTGCTGCAGCTGGTGCCAAGTTTCCTGAAGTTGTGGCAGCCCAATGGGCACTTGAGTCTGCGTATGGCACCGCTCTGAGCGGTAAGAACAACTTCTTTGGTATCAAAGGTCCAGGCACTGTTAAGACCACCTGGGAAGACTATGGCAACGGTCCTGTCACGATCAAAGCATCGTTTATGGACTTTGCTACTCCCTACGATTGCGTCAACCATCTGGTTACCCAGTGGTACAAGGATTACAAGGGCTACAAAGGCGTTAACCGTGCAGCCACCCGTGAAGACTGTGCGTATCTCCTGAAGCGTGAAGGATACGCCACCGATCCTATCTACGCCCAAAAACTTGTTCGCTTAATGGAGCAGAATGATTGAGGGAGTTATCACTGCTGCCATTGCAGCGTTGACAGGAGTTGTTGCTCTCCATGGAAAGTTGAACCAACGTATTGGTGAAGTCGATAGCCGGATTGATCGCGTTGAGCTGCGTATTGCAGAGAAGTACGTCCAACGTGAAGAGCTGTCGACTGCTCTCAAAAAGATGGAAGACCACATGGTCCGCATTGAAAACAAACTAGATCAAATAGCTCTGCGTCATGGCTAATAAAAAGAAAGCCACAGAAGACCAGTTCAACGAACTCCATAACCTTGTTACGTCTGAGTTTCTTGCTCGTATCAAGTCAGGAGAAGCATCGACTGCAGACCTTAAAGCTGCGTGTGACTGGCTGGCTAAGAACGACATCAGCGGGGTTGCTTATGAAGGTAACCCTCTGGATAAGTTGGCCACCATCATGCCCAAGGTTGACCCTGAGCTTGTTCGTGAACGGATGCGACGGTAATGGCTAGAGACTACAAAAAAGAATATCAAGCTCGTGCTGAAGAGCTGAAGGCATACCGTCGCGCTCACCGCAAAGAAGACGCTGCTAGAGCACGAGCACGTCGTTCTATGGGGAATATCCCAGCTGGTCATGAGGTTGACCACGTGGATAACAACCCCATGAACAACAACAAAGACAACTTGAGAATCATCCCCCGTAAAGCAAACCGTGCCAAGGGAGCACGTAAGACGAACGCCAAACGGTAATGACTCCCTTACTTCCTACGCCTGATCACTATCTCCAAAACCTAATAACCATGACAAGTCCAGAAGCAAAACGGCTCTGGCGGAGAGCCATCAAAGAGCACTTCAATTGTCAATGTGTTTACTGTGGAGAAATTTATGATGCCAATGAACTCACACTCGATCATGTACGACCTAAAGCATTTGGAGGATCTGACCTTACATCCAACTTGTTACCAAGCTGTAGATCGTGTAATCAGGCAAAAGGAAGTCAAAACTGGCTCTCTTGGATGAGAGAAACTTTTGGGGAAAATCCTCATAAAGAACAGCTTATTCTATCTTGGATTAAATAATGGCAAAGCCTAAACGTCCCTCCATGCTGAGCCGTCAGCGTCAGCTACGGGCTCAACAACAACAAGTTCGTAGAGCTTCTCGCAACAACCTGCCTCCTACTGGTGGCTCTTCTGGTGGCAATGGTGGTGCCATCTCTCCTCGTGGCTCCTCTGCGCCTGCAACCCGTGGGGGCGCTCTGACTCCTTCACGTCGTGGTCCTGCCGTGGATCAAGGTGTTAAGCCCGTCCGTGTGCGGGTGATGCCGCCTAAACCCCTTGGTGGTGGTTCTACCAACCCTCCCAAAACCGGGACCCCTCCTCGTGCTCTGCCCCCTGGGGCTGCTGGTGGTGCATTGGTAAAAGCTCGTCGTCCTGGACTTGGTGCCGCAGCCATCACGGCTGTTGGTTCCGCCGCAGTAGACGAAGCCGCAAAGAATATTACTAATGCCTACGCACGTGCAATAAACCGTGAACGTAGTCAGCGGGCTGCTGAGTCCGGGCAGCGTGGCCGATATGTGCCTGGTAGTCAGCAGGTCAAGTTTGAGAAGCCAGCACCGCCCAAAAAGCCTCCTCAAGCACAATCTACTAGCTCTGTGGCTAGTTCTAGTCAATCGTCAGTTCGTAATACTGCTTCAAGCCCTAAAGCAGCTACTCCTTCTAAGCCTGAAGCTCCTGGTCAGTCCAAGAACATGGAGGAGAACTATGCAGCTTGGACCAAGGCCAACAAAGGACTGGCTGAAAAGGTCAAGCCTAACCAAGCTGGTTACGCCACGATCAAGAAAACTCTTGATGAGTTGAAGATCAAGGACAAAGGCAAGAAGTAATTACTTCCTGAGACCCCTCTCTAAGCCCCTGCAGCACGCCTGTGGGGGCTTTTATATATCTACCCACCTATGGATACTTTAACAGCCCTTAGAGACGATTTTAAGCTCTTTCTGCAGGCTCTCTGGGGTCAGTTAGATCTCCCCTCTCCAACCCGTGCTCAATACGCCATTGCAGACTACCTGCAGCACGGACCAAAGCGACTACAGATCCAAGCGTTTCGGGGTGTTGGTAAGTCCTGGATCACAGGTGCCTTCGTGTTGTGGACCCTGTTCAACAACGCAGAGAAGAAAATCATGATCATCTCAGCTTCTAAGGAACGAGCTGACAACATGTCGATCTTCCTGCAGAAGCTAATTATTGAAACTCCCTGGTTGGCTCACCTCAAACCAAAGAGTGATGACGCCCGTTGGTCTCGTATCTCCTTTGATGTGAACTGCAGCCCTCACCAAGCACCCTCCGTAAAGTCAGTTGGAATCACAGGTCAGCTAACAGGTTCCCGCGCAGACCTGATGATCTTGGATGACATCGAGGTGCCTGGTAACTCCATGACCGAAATGATGCGTGAGAAGCTCCTTCAACTCTGTACAGAGGCTGAATCGATCCTTACGCCTAAGAAAGACTCCCGCATCATGTACCTGGGGACTCCCCAGACGACCTTTACCATTTATCGAAAGCTTGCTGAGCGCAACTACCGACCCTTTGTTTGGCCAGCACGCTACCCACTCAAAGACAAACTCTCCCAATACGAAAACCTGCTGGCTCCACAGCTGATTGAAGACGTGGAGATGGGGATTGAGGAGTGGTCTCCTACCGATCCAGACCGATTCAGCTCCAACGATCTGCTGGAACGGGAAGCATCAATGGGTCGCAGCAACTTCATGTTGCAGTTCCAACTTGATACCACGCTGAGTGATGCAGAAAAGTTCCCACTTAAGTTCCAAGACCTCATCGTCACCGCTGTCAACCCGACTCAAGCGCCGGATTCTGTTGTGTGGTGCAGTGATCCTCGTAATGTGCTCAAGGATCTGCCTACAGTTGGCCTACCGGGTGATTATTTCTACTCCCCGATGCAGCTTCAAGGAGAGTGGGGTCCGTACACTGAAACGATATGCAGCGTTGACCCGTCAGGTCGAGGCACAGACGAAACAGCTGCCACCTACATAAGTCAACGCAACGGCTTTCTCTATGTCCACGAGGTCCGTGCTTACAAAGATGGCTACAGCGACAACACCCTGTTGGACATTCTGAGGGGCTGTAAGGCCTACAACGTCACCAAGCTGCTGATCGAGACCAACTTTGGTGATGGCATCGTGGCTGAGCTGTTCAAGAAGCACCTGCAGCAGACCAAGCAAGCCATCGATGTGGAAGAGGTGCGGGCGAATGTCCGTAAAGAAGACCGCATCATCGATGCCCTGGAGCCTGTGATGAACCAGCACCGTCTAATCGTGGACCGGAAGGTGGTGGAGTGGGACTACAACTCCAACAAAGACGCCCCTCCAGAAGACCGCATCCTCTACATGCTCTTTTACCAGATGTCCCGCATGTGCCGGGAAAAGGGTGCCGTCAAGCACGACGACAGATTGGACTCCCTTGCTCAAGGCGTGAAGTACTTCACCGACGCCATGGGCATCTCAGCCATGGAGGTCGTCAAACAACGCAAGCAGGAAGACTGGCAAGACCTCCTTGATAGCTGGGCTGATGACCCTCAAGCAGCCGCCAATCACATGGTGCTGGGGTTTGACCTCCAACAAAGACAACAGGCTAGGGGTAAAGCTGGAAGAGCTGGTTCTCCAACCTGGGTAAGACTCAAATAAGACTCATCTGGTATCAAGGGAGGTGGGTGATCAGGGATGTGAAGGGGGGCCGGTAAGGGGTGGACTGAAAGCCCCCAGGGGGTAAGACAACCAAGATTCCTTGTTTCTCTTACCCCTTCACTACTATGCATGTCGAACGAAGTGAGACGCATAGTCCTAATTAACCTCCCCCAACGTTCATCCAGGACTCCCTGCTGAACTCTTAGTATACTAAGTATACATAGTAGTAATGATCCACCAAGTTAACCTCGTACACATCACTCCTGAAGCTGAAGAACTAATTGCCTACATGGCAAGGGTGTCTAATCCAGCCAATCAATCAAACACTGAGACCAGTGCTCGTTTGATTAAGTACCTCATTACCCACAACCATTGGTCTCCATTTGAAATGGTGAACCTGTGTGTGGAGATCAATACCACCAGAGCTATTGCAGCTCAGATCCTTAGGCACAGGTCGTTCTCCTTTCAGGAGTTCAGTCAACGGTATGCCGATGTCACCACCATTGGTACTCCCATTGTCCCGTCCCTTCGTAGGCAAGACCCAACCAACCGTCAGAACAGCATCGATGATCTAGACACAGAGAAGAAACAACAGTTTATTCGACGTATTCATCAGCACTTTGCAGAGGCTGAGGATCTCTATCGAGAGATGGTGTCTACTGGTGTCGCTAAAGAGTGTGCCAGGGATGTGCTGCCTATGGCATCTCCGTCACGGCTGTACATGAATGGCACTATCAGGTCTTGGTTGCATTACTGCGACCTCAGGACTGCTCATGGGACACAAAGAGAGCATGCGTTAATTGCTGGTCAAGTCCAAGACCTGTTGTATCAACACCTTCCTAATGTTTGTGAGGCTATGTGGAGTGATGACTGAATTGTCAGACGATGATCTTGATGAGTTTGCCATCTTTTGGTGGGGACCAGAAAGCGATAGCCTTACAGTTTCTGAGGCAATTGAAAGTGGACAGATGACTGCTTTTATTCGTGCCCTTTCTACTTGGTTAACTGAGTAATTTTCTTTATGTCTGACCTTTCACCTGCTGCACAAGCAGTGCTGGATGCTTACCAGTTTGCACCAATCGAAGATCACCTTACGGCTGCTGCTGTCCTTAGAGCTGTTGCAGATCAAGTGGTGCCGGAGGGGTACGACCAAGCGTACGACTGCTGCTTAGAAATTATGAGCGAAATCCGCGACGACCTCCTTGCCATCGCTAATGAACTGGAGCAACTTAATGAGGGAACTAAAACTGAATGAGTTTCACACACTGTATGTAACGTGGAAGCAAGGCATCCCTTGGTTTGATCACCTGCTGCTTGGTCTGCTTGTCTGGATTGAGCGGTGGGTAATAGATAAT